GATCATTTGGAATTGGAAATAATCCCTGTATTGTTGCAAGCTTAGCAAACTCTTTCCAATAACATAATTGACTGAAATTAGGAAGAGTAGGATCTATTCCACTTAAACTTTCAAAAAATGGATCACTTCCCAGGACTTGTTTTACATCTGAACATTCATCCTCTACATCGTCTGGAATATTTCCAAAGCATTTCTCACTTTTTTGTTTAAGGGATTTTTTAATTTTATCAGCTGTTGGTAAATCCTCAAGTATAACTTCAATTCTAGCAATTTCTTCATCTAACTCTGCCATACGTTGAGTGAATACTATATTTGCATTATTGATTGAATCTATTGCGGTTTGAGTTCCATCATGCATTCCAGTTCCTACTGTTTTAGTACTTCCGTCCGGATTTGTTATTTTCATTGAACCTGGCTGACTAAATAAATTTACTCTACTAATTGATAGTAGTAATTCAACATCATATCTAGCGACTAATTCAAGCTCGCGTTTCACCGCTCTTAGTCCATTTGTTACAATTTTAGTTTTTATCTGTTTACTTTTATCCTTAAACAGTTGATCAAATTCTTTGTAGAAATTTTGAAGCTTATCTAAATTGCTTATGAAAAAAGTTTTACCGGCTTCCTTTTTAGTTTGAACGGATTGTCCTTCTAGTCTAGGATCAAGTTGATTAATATCGTTAGATAAACCCCTCTCTCCAATAGTAAAAAAGTTATTAACTGGATCCTCTAATAAATTATAGTACCCTTTATATAATGTTCCTCGTGAACTAAAATCATTATTCGCGATGGTATGTGATATTGTATACCCAGGTCCATTTTCGAAAAAATTATTCTTAAGTAGTAATGGACTCTCCTTTATTAGATAACTTTCCTTATATATTGACTTGTCACCTGTATTTACATCAAATTTCTCTTTGTCAATTTTCATGACATATAATTCTTGAAATTTAATTTCAAATCCAATCAGTGGATTTGAAATGACATCAGTATAAGGACCAGATGGAGTCTTAATATCTAGGGTTATATATTGTGAATATCTCTCAAGATTATTATTTATTGAACGTATTTTATAATCGGATATTATTTGCTTTATTTCATATACTAATGATGTACGTTGAACTGAATTTGGATCTGAAATATTAGCATATCCATTAATTATCCCGTTCGTCATCATTGGATATTTTGCTTCAGTATTAGATCTTAGATTTTCCTGACCGTCAAATTTAGTTTCCTGCGTAGATACGATTTCACTCAGTTTTTCAATTTCAGAATTTGCTGCTTCTATTATTGTATAATTTGGAACTCCACGAGCTAGTTGATCACTTATACGTTTCCGTTGATTTGGAATTAATACATTTTTATAATGATCAATATTGTCGCGAATTCGTTTCATCTCGGCAAGAATAGGAGCAAATTCTCCAAGTACTATTGCCATTCGTTTTGAACGTTCAGCATAATAATATTCAAGAGGAGTAATGTTCTCTTTGAATTCAATAAGTCGACTAAGTAAAATATTATAATATGTATGCTTATCTAGTTTTTCTTTTATTTCGGCATTTACTTCAGCTACTGACTCTAGACATTCTTCACCATTGAATACTTCCTTTGTATTATCTTTAACTGTAATTGGTGATTGATCTAATGGTAATCCTTTTCTTACTAGGTCGGATGGTGATCCACTATCCCTACATGATATATCTTCTAAATTAGAAATCAATGGCACAATTGAAGATACATCATCACACAGTGATGATTGTAATAATTCATTTAACTGCTCTTGTGTAAATTTATTATTAACTTCCTCAACAGTTAAGCCAGTTAATATAGCAATTTCGTTTAATAGTTGATCTAATAATGATGCCACGCTTTATTCTTATTTATTTAAACACAAAAAGCCCTCATGACAAGGGCTCTTTGGTTGAGAAAAGGTAAAGAAGTTATGCTTCCTTAACAGTTGGCTTTTCAATTAGTACACATTCGGTAGTAATTAATAAACCAGATACAGATGCAGCATTTTCAATGGCCGATCTTGTAACCTTGGCCGGATCAATAATACCCGCGTCGATCATATTCACATATGTTCTAGTTCGGGAGTCGTAGCCATTTGTATACTCATCTGTAAGATCTTTAGCAATAACATCGGCATTAATTCCGGCGTTTGCAAGTATTGTGTTGAATGGTGCTTTACATGCTTTGATTAAGATATCAACTCCAATATTTGAGTCCCCAAATGTAGTTGTATCTTTTTCAATATCCATTGCTGCTCTTAATAGTGCAATACCTCCGCCTGGAAGAATACCACCATCTACTGCAGCTTTAGTCGCAGCTAATGCATCATCAACTCTGTCTCGTTTTTCTTTTAATTCCATGTCAGTGTAAGCTCCAATTCTTAGAATTGCAATTCCACCTTCAAGTTTAGCTAATCTTTCTTTCAACATTAGTTTTTCAGATTCATCAACGTGTGCTTCAATTTGAGATTTAATCTCTGCGATTCTACTATCAATTGCATTTTGAGATCCTCCACCATTAATTACAGTGGTTGCTTTTTCAGATACAATAATTCTATCTGCAGTACCCATTATGTTTGAAACTTTAGATGGATCAATTTGTGTAATATCATGTCCTTCAAGTTCAGATAAAACTCCGGCTCCAACAACTGCTGCAATATCTTTCAATTGATCAGATTTTGATTTACCATGTCCTGGTGCTTGAACTGCACATACATCAAGAATTCCATTTGATTTATTCATCACTAGGGCTTGAAGTGCATCACCTTCCATTCCACTTGATATAATCAATAGTGGTTGTTTTTTAGTATTAGCTAATTCAAGTACGTGAATTAGTCCCTTAAGTCCTTTGATTTTACCATCAAACATAAATATTAAAGGATTCTCTAAGTTGACTTCCATCTTACTTAGATTATTAATAAAGTATGGAGAAAGATATCCTCCTCCAAATGACATACCTGTCATTAATTCTAGGTAAGTTTCATGAGTTGGAGAATTGTCGATAGTTATTACTCCATCATTTCCTACTTCTGCCATTGCCTTCGCAATGATGGATCCGATAGTTGTATCTCCATTTGCTGAAATAGTAGCAACTTGCTCGATTTGCTCATTGCTTGTAATCTTAATGCTATTTTTATCTAGGCTTGCTTTGATTTGCTCAAGAGCTTTATCTATTCCTTGTTTGATATCCATAGGATCAAATCCTGCTTCAATCATCTTGATCCCCTCGCTTAGTATAGCTTGAGCCAATACTGTTGCGGTAGTAGTTCCATCACCCGCATCTATCGCAACCTTAGCGGCAACGGTTTTAACCATCTGGGCTCCCAAGTTAGCAACTGGATCTTCTAGGAATACCTCCTGTGCGACACTTACTCCATCCTTAGTAATAGCATATTGATTAGCTCTACCCAATACTACGTTACGACCCTTTGGTCCTAGTGTTACTTTTACTGCGTTAGCTAATGCGTCAACTCCCTCTTTAAGTTTGTTACGTGATTCGCTACTGAATGTTATTTGTCTTGGATTCATAGTTATAATTATTTAGTTTATTATACAAGTGTTACTATTAAAAGTTTTACAATACAAAGTTATTTTTATCAAGAAACTCTCTAAGCCTATCTCTTAAATCTAGTGTTTTGTATAATTTTGGCGTATCAGGTCCGATCCATACTAAGAATCCGCCTGCAGTTTCAAAGCCTGCTTCTTCTAACATTAAACGGTACATGCTAATTTGGATAGAATAACCATTTAGATTATTATCCCATAGATCTTCAAATGGAAAAAGCATCTTTTTTCGCTTACCATCTTTATGATCATCGTCTGTAAATTTCTTATTTGTTTTCCAATCTCCAACATAAAAATATGGATCTAGAAAAAATAAGACGTCTAATGTTCCAGCAATTCCCCATTTTCTTGAGAATATTCTAAGTTCTTGATGTTTTGCTTCTAATTTATGTAGACGATCCTCGTATACCTGTTTAAATTTTTGAACTCTATCATATATGCGTTCTTCCCATGATCCCATTGGATCATGTTCAATAATAATGTCAGGTAATACTGGCTCTTCTGGATTTTTTCCGTTGTAATAGTCTTCGATCCACTCATGAACAAATGTTCCAAGATCAGTTCCCTCTTTTGCAGTTGCTGCCCATTCTTCGAGAATTATCTCCTTTGTTGTTTTCCTAGATTTTGCAACATATCCTGCTATACGATCTGAATCAAACGGTTCTTTGAATTGACTAATAAACCCGGAAACCGACTCAAAAATTTGAACCGGTTTTCCTGTTTCTGGATTGATATAAGTGTACGAATGGGCTACCGGATCAAACTTAAAATTAGGATCTTTAAAATAATCTAATTTATCAATCATTATACGATTTGACTTTCGAAACCATCCAGCTGATTAAGTCCTGACATTTTTAGTAGTGCTTGAGCTAATGCAAATACATCCTTCTCACAATATTTTGCTATTCTCGCATATTCTTGATTTTTCCAAAATACTCCGCTAACTTCTTCTCCTCTGATATCGTCCTTTGGGGAATCTAAACCAAGTGCAGTCATTATTAATTCAAGAGATGCAAATCCTTCTTGCCATGCTCCAAAACTCCATGCATCTGAAGTATCAATAAATGGCATTTCCCAAGGTTTTAAATTATGGACTTGTAGATATTTTGGAAGTTTGTAACCATTGATTAATAATCGCTTGCACATAACAGGAACATCGAATCGTTTGATGTTGTGACCTGTCATTTTGTATTTAGTGAATTTATTTGCGATGTTTTCAATACCATCTAATATCTCCTTTTCATCTGATCCATAATATGATTTAATAATCATTGATGGTGTAAGACCTTCCCAAGTAAGTCGACCAAACGATCCACATACTATTCTATTGAATTCTGGAACTAGCGCTGCTTTATCATCGTAAAGTTCTGCATCTGATTTATCAGCATTATCTTCTGGCCATCTACTTCTTAGATATTCGCAACGCTTTGCCCATAATTTAGCCATTCTTGGATTAGCTGATTCTAGGGCTTGTAAGTTTTCATATTCGGATGCAGTTTCTAAATCAAAGAAAAGCATTCCCGTAAGTTCATCTTGTGTATACATTTATGTTTATTTTTATTTTTTATGATATAGCGACCTCAACTGGTCCGCCTCCTCCTGATGCAATTCCAGTTACTGAACATTGTGCGGTTGTATCATCTATTAGTGATCCGTCTTCAGCAGATAATCTAAATGTTGCACTGTATACAATACTTGTGTTTGCTCCATGGTTACTTATTAATCTTCTACATTCTACATCTATTGATCCTCCACCTGCTCCTAATTCAGCTACTGAGAAACTAAGAGGATTTCCAGTGGCAGTTATCCAAGTAGCAGATCCAGCCTTTCGGTATTCCCAATCAGTAGCAGTTCCACCGCTTATAGTTATCATTGTTAACGTAACCGGTTCACTGAATTCACCAGAATATGATATATTAAATATTCCAGTTGATGTTGTAGTTGGAGAAGATGTACTATAATTATATGTTCCTAATTCTAATGGTTCAGGAGTAAGATCTATTGCCGGAAAATACTGGGCATCATAAGGAACAAATTCTACTCCGATTGGATTGAAATTATTTTCTTGAGTTCCAGTAAAGGATTTATATAGCCATCCGCCTGGAACTCTCTTTACGACATTATATCGGTCAAGTTCAAGTTCTTCATGTAATGCTAGTGAGTATATTGTAGCCATTATTGTTCAGTTATTTTATCAGTTTCTTCAGCCGGTCTCTCAGATACTGCTCTTCCTTCCATTTGTTCCCAATCTTTATTCTGACGTACAATCATATTAGTAATTGATGTTCCAGTAATAGTTGGAAGTCCTAATCCCATTTTTTGAGCAATATATAAAATCGCATTAATATCTTTAGGGAAACAATTGTGAGTAACAATTCCGCTTTTATTTTCTATCCAGAATAAGTCATCATCTGAACTTTTTGTTTTTAATTCTAGATTATATACATAATCATCAAATGGTACTTTTTCTATTTTTTGTATTTTCATATTTATAGTTTTATTTTTGTTAGGGATTCAAGTTCTTCCTTTAGTATAATTCTAATTTCATTTCCTTGTTCACTAAGAGCTTTAAACTTTTCAATTTGAAGATTATAATGATATGAGTTTTTTATATCTACATATTGATTCCATTCATGAACAAAAAAGTCAGGATAATATGATTTGTCCTTTCCATTTAAAGTATAAGGTATTCTTCCTCTGTGACAATCAAATGTAATATTTTCATCATCCATCCATTTTATAAAAACAAGTTCCCATGTTCCTTGTACTTTATATATTGTTCCGTTTGAATGTTCATAATCAAACCATTTCGATTGTCCTACTTTAACTTCATCATATTTACCATCCGCCCATGCCTTAGCTGTATATTTTGAAATGTTATCTCTAAATTCTGGAGTCATCATTTTTTTACGTGTAGATGATACTTTATTTTTAGCATATTCATGCTTCATTCCATTAGTATCACCTAGATTTATTATTCCTTTTTTAGATTTAGAGTTTCTAACTTTCCAATCTGGATCCTCGGTCATCATTTTATTAATAGCAATTGACATTTTTTTCCTTGCAGTAGGCGTAGTTTGACGAATTGAATTCCAACATGATCTACAATAATCTATATTAAAGTCGGGATTATTTAGTTTTAAGTTACTGTGAGATATCATATTTCTACTATCGTCTTTTCCGCAATTATCGCAATTGAATTCTATTCTAGTTTTCGTATTTAATTTATCATCTGAGTATTGAATTAGCATAGGAGGTCAGTGTTTTCTTATTATTTATCTCCGACTCTATATAAAACTCATCACTGTCAATTATATCACATGCTTTAGTTATTATTAATTCTCCATTTCTAGATATTGGAAATAAATGTTCAGGTGTACATTCTATAACTGAACCGTTATCTAGTGTAAATTTTAATAAATCACCGGTGAACTTATTTCTAGTTACTTCTAATACTTCTTTATATTCAATATTATCAACTGAACTATTAGTTGATAGTATTGAATATCCTGCTCCACATAACATATTTTCATACATTGAACTAAGATCACATGGTCCAGTTATAGCATTTACTTCATAATGTCCAGGAAAGCAATGTCCTCCAAATCCTCTGTCTCCGTCTGGACCCGGTACGTTATAGTGTGATTTTCCAATTCGTGGATCATGCATTGTTGCCTCAATAACATCATCGTAATTAATATCTAATTTCTCACATAGTGAATAAATGTCATTGAAGAAACTAACCTTAGTAGCAAGAAATAGGTTAGTTGTATATTTTGTCATTTCAGCTTCCTTTGAATTAATGATTATTAATTCAGCATTAGGTAGTCCCTTTTCGAATATTTCTCTAATTGGTTCTACATATTCTAGATAGTCAATTCCTAAGACTACACGAGTTTGATTTTCAAAATCTTTAACTGCATTTGCTTCAGTTAAGAATTCAGGACTAAATGTTACACCTACATTATGAGATAATCCATTTAATTTTTCAGTGGTTCCAGGTGGAACTGTAGATTTTATGATTGTGATTACTTTTCGATTTTGGAATTCTGCCTCTTTTGCTATATCCTCAATAACTGATTCAACTATTCTAAGATCACATTCTCCATCCTCAAACATCGGAGTTGGAACACATACAAATATAACTTCGCAATTTTCAACTATCATCGCAATATTAACTGGATCTTGATCTAATGATTGATCTGTGATTATAGACTTACTTGAGTCGTTATCATATGCATAAACTGGAAAGGTTTTACGAAATTCAGTCATTACTGCAGATCCCACAAACCCTTGACCTATGATCCCTATATTTGGTAATTGTTTCATATTAATTATATTCTTTTATTCTTTTACTATAGAAATATCAATAGTTTTAACAAAATTCACTAGATGAAGATACACGAAGTCCATCAACTAATCTGTCGTTATAGTCTTGTCCTGCAGACCATGGACGAGATTTTCCCTTATTATCGAATTGTTCTTTGTAGTACTTCTCTCCGACATACCATCCATCGGGTTGTCCCCATTCAAGAGCCATCTTAATAAATTCCTCAACTTCAATTTCCGTTCCATATTCGTCGACTACTCTACCTGTTCTTATAAACTCAAGAAGTTCTTCTTTATTTGTGTAGAATTTTTCATCGTTGAAATTCCAACTAAATTGCCAGCCGGAACTCCGTTTACCTAAATGTATATTTGTCTTGTTTATAAACTCGTCCCATGGAGATAATTTGCCATCCCATTCATTTTGTCCATCAGGATCATCTATACTTCTAAATCCGTTTTCTACCATTTCGGCTCGCATGTCGATGTCTTCAACTCTTTCTTGTAAAACGCCCTTTCTACGTTTCATTTCTGATTCTGTTGGTATTCTATAAAAGTTAGTTCCCATATCTAAATTTCTATTAATTGCTTAATTAGTTTATTTTACACTTCGTTAGTTGTTCTAATTTCCCAAGTGAATGGATCTCTATTTCTTTGATATTGATCCATTATAAACTCTACGTTATTTGTAGTAACTGTAAAGATTTCAGTGATTCCTTTTAAATATGTGATGTCTATCACGTATTTAAATTGTATTTTTTCATCTTGTGTCATTGTCTTGCTTTTAATTATAATTTTTTATGTTGATCAAATAATGTCCATTTTCCTTCACCATTGTGAATTTCATAAAATCCGTGGTGATGCCATCTTAGAACTCCAACAGGTGGATGTTTTTTAACATGTCCATCTGAAGTAGCTCCCAACCATTTTTCAATTCGCATTGAGATTTTAGCTCCAGTGACAGATCCTAACATTGTACCAATAGCATATGGAATGAATAGTGACCAACTCATATCAGCTAGAATAAGTTCTCTGAATGTAAGAAACCAAATTGTATTTGAAAAGAATGAAGCAATCAAATGATACTTCATATTATCTCTGTTACGAGATCTTGATACTATTGAGAAGCTAATGTTCTGTGCGAACGCTAATGCGAATATAGTACCGATTGCTATGAGGTAAGTTATATTCATATTATTTTATTTTATCTGCGGCATCCCATCCGAATATTTGTTTAGTTGCAACATATGAGTCATCTTTCATTGATTTTATTCCTAGTGAAATGCTTTCACCAAAGCATGCTACGTTATCATCATTTACGTAACAGAATCCAGCTGATATCGGGTTCATATTTTTAAATGAGGAATGTTCTATAATTGAATGGAATATAATAATTTGATTGTATTCCTTTAATCTTACGTATTTTTGTTTTGTGTCCATATCATTTAGATTTAGGTGAACATCCTAAATATATTTCAAATCGGAATTGAGAAATTCTGTATTTACGAATTTTATATTTTTTCATTATATCATTGAATATACGATCCATCTCGTCTGCGTTAATTTCGTAGTCCATAAATGGTATTTCTTTTTCTCCTCTTTCGTTTATTGTCGCATTTTTAAGAAGTTCGTCCCAATCCCCGGATGGAGTACTTGCTTTAAATAGTTCTCTATAAATTTCATGAAGTATTTTTTCGTCTCGTCTCATTTACGTCTTTTTTTTGCTAATTCGTATTTAAATTTATTACGAAATTCCTTATCATCCCAATTTGGAATTAATTCTCCGATTGTTTTAGGAGTGTAATCTATTTGTTCCATAGATACACAGATATATCGGTTGTCCTTTCGTTTAAACCATTTTCCAAACAGTCCGTGAGTTTCTACACTATGTTCATGAATATGACCATGAATATTATATAGAACTCTATAATCTAATTCTCGTGTATGGATAGGAGAATGTGTTAGGAATATATCTTTGTACTTTACCATTCCTCCGATAGATTCCACATACTTTAATAATTCGTGACAGTGACGAAGCATATCATGATTTCCTCCAATAACTCGTTTGATTCCATTTAATCGATCAAGATATCGGTAGCCAGAAGTTTTCTCCATTGTTATATCTCCGAGTATATATGTAATATCGTTCTTCTTAACACTACTGTTCCATTTTGAAACAATATGCTCATCATGTTCTTCTGCCGATGCAAATCCTCGCTTCTTTGCCATGTTCTCATGTTCTAGATGCAAGTCTGCACATATTCTTACTGTACTCATATCTCGTATTAATATTGTAATTATACTATTATTATATTAAAATTTACGGCTAAAGTTTAAATAAATAAATAAAAATGTCAAATCTAATGTCAAAGGTTTATAATTTTAACGAGTGGAAGCTTAATGAACAGGATGCAAGTCAACCTACAACTGATTCACCTGCTGAACAGGTTAAGTTTAATGCAGTAGTTGGAGGAAATAAAATATTATATCTATTAACTATTAACGTTGATAAGGAAACTAAGAAGAGATATCCTGGAACAATACAAATTCTAGCAGGAGGAAAAAACTTTATAGTTCACAGAAAGGAAGGATCTTATTCTTGGCCAAAAAATATGCCAGAATTCTTCGAAGCAATGGGTAATCTTAATCCTAAAGAAAATGATGAGATGTCAGCAGTAGGAGCATGGAAAAAATTCGTTGCAAAAGCATCAGAATCCGGTGTTGAAGTAAAGGCAACTGGAGATTTTGCTAAATATATGAATGGTGAATGGGTAAACAACAATCAGATTACTACGGCATATTCTAAAGCAGATCCATTCTTTGAAGTACCTGCAAAGGATTATACATTTAACGTTAGAAACATTAATATTATTGATGCAGACACTAAGAAGAAAACTGGAGCTAAGTTAGGAAGACAAATCATGGTGGAAAAAGATGGAAAGAAAGCATCATATCTTATTAAAACAATTTATGGAAAATCATATCCAGTTTTAGATAAGGAAGGAACCGCAGAGTCATTAAGACCTAAGAATACAGAAGAGATTGCAAAACTTGAAAAAGTTATGGATAAGAATTCTATGATGGATAAATCATTATGGACTGAATTAGGAGCAGGAATTAAGGCTAAAGTTAACGCATAAATTAGAATCTATATAAACTAAAAAAGGAGACCAAATAGTCTCCTTTTTTTATGTCGTATTGTTTGATTATGATCCGTAGCTTTCCAAGTTGATCCACTCTCTAGCTAAGATTATATTTTGGATTTTGTTATTGTTTACGTCAATTACAAAGGTATCGAAGTTAAAGTTTGACGGAAATTCAGGGTTATTGTTATCATAGTGAATCTCAAATCTTAGAGTATAGAAGTTTTCATCGTCCCATGGCTTATTCCATTTAACTAATCGAACTTGAACATCTTCTCCAATTAAATCATCAATGTAAACCATTGCCTTGATGAATATTGAATCTGCGTAATCATCACAGTTGTTATATACTCCAAGTGTATTAAAACACATTGTCTGTTCTGAACTCAAATCAAGTAATGTCGAAAATAAAGTGTCGATACTTGCCTGAGTTACCTTTCCTTCAAATTCATTAAATGATTCAACGATTTGATCTTTTACTTTGTAATCTTGAGCGTTAACAGTGGTAAAACTTAAGATTCCGATTAATGCAATAACTAAATTTTTCATTTTGGATGTATTTATTGGTTATAGATTTAATATACTACATTAATGTATCTTATTAAAATTTACCAAGATCCTGACGAACCTCCTCCTCCAGAAGAACCTCCTCCAAATCCTCCGAATGATGATCCTCCTCCGAATGAGGAGCTAGAAGA